AAGTTGCTGAAGTGGAACCAACAGAGGATGGTACTGAAGAAATAGAAGCAAATGATCAAGGTGAAGAAACTGAAGAACAGGAGTTTCAAACACCAGAATCTTCCACTCAAGGATCTTCTCAGTATGATCCAGTCTTGGAAGACTTTGAAGATATGGATATGGGTGGACAAGAAGGTAGTGATGAACCAACAGTAGAAACTGCTGAAGCATTAGCAGACAAACTTAAAGATTTGATCAATCTTGATGGTGTAGAGAACAGATATGTTGAGTTACCAAAATTAAACTTAGAAGATGTTGTTGTTCCTAATGATGTTATTCATAAAGTTTGTAATGATTCTTGGATAGAATCTGAATCATATAATAAAGAGTTCTCTGAAGCAAATATTTTTGAGGATATTGATGCTGAGTATGTTCAGTTCAAAAGAGAAGCACAGAAAGAAGTTAATTATCTTGTAAAAGAGTTTGAGTGTAAGAAGGCAGCAGATAGTTATGCTCGTGCCACTACTGCCAGAACTGGTGTTTTAGATTGCTCTAAACTTCACACTTATAAGCATAATGAGGATCTATTTAAGAAAGTAACTACACTTGCAGATGGTAAGAATCATGGATTAGTTTTTATCCTTGACTGGTCTGGATCTATGCATACTGTTTTGAAGGATACTGTTAAACAACTCTATAATCTAATCTGGTTCTGCAGAAAAGTGAATATTCCTTTTGAGGTTTATGCTTTTACTCAGGAATATCCTCTAGTTAGATGGGATGAAGAGCGTGGAGAAATGGCAAGAATTACACCATACACAGAAAAGAATAATATTGCACAGGTTCCTGATTGGTTCTCTTTGATGAATTTCTTCTCTAGTAAAGTAAATGCAAAAACTTTAGATGATCAACTTAAGAATATCTGGAGGGTTACTGGATCTATAATGGGACACGGTTATCATGCTGCTCACAATGCATATGGATATCGATATAATTTCAGAACTCCACTTGGGTTGAATCTTTCTGGAACACCTTTGAATGAAACTTTAGTTGCTCTACATCAGATCTTACCAAAATTCAAGACTGAGAATAAGTTACAAAAAGTTCAATGTGTTATTCTTACTGATGGTGAAGCACAACCTCTTAGATTCCATAAAGAAGTTCAAAGACAATGGGAAGATGAGCCATATCTAGGAACCTCATACTTTGGAAACAATACTTTCTTAAGAGATAGATCTATCGGTAAAACATATTCCTTTAGTGCTATGGTTCAGTATTCTGATATGACTGATATTCTTTTACAAAATCTAAGAGATAAGTTCCAAGATATGAACTTTGTTGGTATTCGTATTATTGAGAGTAGGGATGCTGGTCAGTTTGTTCGTAGATACACTGGATATGGTGATTTGTATGAGAAAGTTATGAAGGAGTGGAGAAGAGAAAAGGCATTTAGTCTTAAGGGTAGTGGTTATCATAGTTACTTTGGATTATCTTCTAAGATGTTGAATACAGATGCTGAGTTTGATCCTAATCATGATGCAACAAAGGCACAGATCAAGAGAGATTTTATTAAAAGTCTCAAAGGTAAAAAAATGAATAAGAAAATTCTTAGTGAGTTTATTGAATTAGTAGCCTAAATAAAATTACCTTACAATTTTTACTATGGTTAGAATTACTCCAAAAGATGCACAAGGTTTATTGGATGCATATGCTAAGGTTCATGCTCCTAAAGAAGAACCTAAAGTAGAGGAACCTGCTGTTGAGACCGCACCTCCAGAAGAGTCTTCTGAAAATAATAAATAACTAGAGGAATTAAGTAAAGTTATGAGTAAGTTTTCTGAGGCAGCTGGGTTGCCTACAACATCACATGAAACTGGAGTTGCTGGAACAACTGCTCCTCCTGTTCCAACTGCACCACCAGAACCAGTAGCACCTCCTGTTGTTGAGGAAACACCTCCCACACCTCCTGTGCATGAGAATCCTTTAGATGATATGCCTGTTGCTACTATAGAGGCTCCATCTGTGGAACCAGAAATACCTACTAATTTAAAGTGGCTTTCAAAAATTAAATTAGAAGAAATAGGTAGAAGTGTTGGTATTGAGTTGGATAGAAGACTATCTCAACCAAAATTGGTAGAACAATTAGAACAATATCTTGCTGATCGTGGTGTATAAGACCAATTAAAAAACTGGCATACTAGGGGTCGTAAGACCCCTTTTTTAGTCTTATAATAGGTTCATCTAAATAAAGCACTACATCATGGCATTTGAAATCAAAATGACCGAAGACCAAATTGTTGATGGATTGAGAGGAACATATGGAACTGAATTCACTGCTGCTGATATCCGTGGATTCTGTGCCGTTAATGATATCTCATATCAAACAGTAACAAAAAAATTGAAAAAATATAATGTAGCAAAAGGTAAGTGGAACCTTGAAGTTACTGTTCAGGAAGTTCAAAAGATAGAGAAAGCATTTGCTGCACCTGCTGTTCAGGATTTCGTTAAGCAAAATCTTGTTCCAGAACAGGACAATACTTTTGTTAAGTTTGGACCTTTTAATGATCTAAAGAACATTATTAAATCCAAGCAGTTTTACCCAACATTTATTACTGGACTCTCTGGTAATGGTAAAACTTTTGGTGTAGAGCAAGTTTGTGCTCAATTAAAGAGAGAACTTATTCGTGTAAACATTACTATTGAAACTGATGAAGACGATCTTATTGGCGGTTTCCGTCTTGTGGATGGGGCAACTGTTTGGCATAACGGACCTGTCATTGAAGCACTTGAACGAGGAGCAATCTTGTTACTCGATGAGGTTGACTTGGCTAGTAACAAAATCCTATGCCTCCAACCCATACTTGAAGGCAAAGGCGTGTTCCTCAAAAAAATCGGTAGGTTTGTCAGACCTGCGGTAGGATTCAATGTAGTTGCTACTGCTAATACAAAAGGTAAAGGATCTGATGATGGTAGATTCATAGGAACTAATGTTCTTAATGAAGCATTCCTTGAGAGATTCCCTGTAACCTTTGAGCAAGAGTATCCACCTATCTCTGTAGAGAAAAAGATTCTTGGTGGTATTGCATCACAGTTAGGTGTTACTGATACAGACTTTATTGCTCGTTTGGTTGATTGGGGTGACATTATTCGTAAAACATTCTATGATGGTGGTATCGAAGAGATAATCAGCACTCGTAGATTGGTTCACATTGTTCGTGCCTTCAGTATCTTTAATGATAAGGCAAAGGCAATCCAAGTTTGCATCAACCGTTTCGATGATGAGACGAAGCAAGCATTCTTAGAATTGTATGATAAAGTAGATGCAGATTTCCAATTACCAACTGAGGAGGTGTAATAAATGAAGGATTATGATGTTATCAATCCTTTTGGACCTATGGTTTATAGAACCGATCTAACAGAAGATTTTCATAATTTTCTGTTAGAGGGGTTGGAGGAAACCAAGAATGGAGAAGATCAAAGAAATTTATTGGTTGGTAATATAGAAGGACAACGGCAAAGTATTTCCGCATATCCAGAGAATAAATTTGTCAAATTTATTGATCCTCATGTTATAAACTATGTTAGTGAAAGGCATAGAAGGCATAATTCAGTAAGGAGAATGTGTAATCTGCAAGAAACACCTTGGGTACCAGAAAAATCTGAAATACGATATGATCTTAATGTAGGACCTTGGGTTAATTTTCAAAGAAAACATGAATTCAATCCATTACATAATCATGCTGGAATATTCAGTGCTGTTATCTTTATTGATATACCAGATGAAATTGAAAATGAAAGAGAGAAATCCAGTTTTAATGCACAGGTAAATGGTTGCTTAGAATTTTTTCATGCTAACCAACACCTTATAATCAAACCTAAAAGTGGTGTGATGTTCATGTTTCCTGCATATCTTTGGCATGGTGTATATCCCTTTATTGCAGATGTTGAAAGAGTTAGTATGTCATTTAATGTTCATAATCTGTTTATTGATGGTGAATTAATTACTCCTTTTGAGGATTTGATATTCTATTCTAGAACAGATGAATAATACTTGACTAAAACCTTTTACTTTGATATAATGCAACTATGAATGCTTGGGCACTACTTTACGATGAACTTTATGGGGATGATAAGATGACAGATGATAATAGAGTTACTCCACAAGAGAGTGACGAATATGATCCCAAACCAGAATCAAATGCAGTCACTCCACAAGAGAGTGATGAATATGATCCTATAATAGGTGTTGGAACTGATGATAAAATTGAAATAGATGTTTCTGATTATGCCACCTTTACTTTGTCTGATCTTGAGGGTGTTAGTATAGGAAGTACAGCATCATTTGCAGATGCATCAGGATATTATATTGATCCTACGACTTATGAATCTGTAACTATAGATACTTCAAACTATCCTGGTGTTACTCTCGATGATACAGTTACATTTGCTGGTGTAGGTAATGTTGCAGGACCACTTGATGATTCTCCAACACCTGGAATAGAATCAAATAATCCTAGAAAATACAAAGAAGATGAAGCTATCAAAGCTCTTCAGGATTATATCTCTACGACATATGGTGGACACTATACTTCCAAAGAAAACAATGTCCAAACACTTGACCTTATTGAATCTGTAGGAGATGCTGAATCATTCTGTCGTTCTAACGCAATAAAGTATCTAAGTCGCTATGATAAGAAGGGACAAGCAAAACGTGATATACTAAAAGCACTACATTATTCACTCCTACTTTATCACTTCAGTGGGCAATTAAAAGAGACAACTACCCGTGGTTATGAAACTTTCTGAAAAAACTTTAACTGTTCTTAAGAACTTTGCTGGAATTAATAATTCAATTCTTGTAAAACAAGGAACTCAACTTCGCACAATGTCTGTCGCTAAAAATATTTTAGCAGAAGCAGAGATTGATGAAGAGTTTCCTAGACAATTTGGTGTATATGATTTAAACCAGTTTCTTAATGGATTAAGTTTGCATCAAGATCCTGATATGGATTTTTCTGAAGAATCTTATCTTACTATTCGTGAGGGTAGAAGAAAAGTTAAGTATTTTTTTGCAGATCCTCAAGTTATAATTTCTCCACCAGATAAACAGATAACATTACCTTCTGAAGATGTTCACTTTCAATTAGAGAGCACTTCTTTAGACAAGTTACTTAAAGCAGCAGCAGTATATCAACTACCAGATCTTTGTGTTGTTGGTGAAGCAGGTGTGGTTAAACTTGTTGTTCGTGATAAGAAGAATGATACATCTAATGAATATGCTGTTGTAGTTGGTGAAACTGATAAAGAGTTTACATTCAACTTTAAGGTAGAGAATATTAAAATTATTCCTGGTTCTTATGATGTTGTTGTTTCTTCTAAACTACTATCTGAATTCACTAATAGTAACTATAATTTAAAGTATTATATTGCCTTAGAACCTGATTCTACTTTTGGATAATCATGGCAAATTGGGAAGTAACATACAGACTACCTACCACAGGAACCAAATATCATAAGGCTATTGTGCAAGCAGATAACCAAGTTTATGCTGGCAAAATATTTGATGCACAATATCCTACTGCTAAAAGGTGTGGTAATGCTAGAAGATTATGAGTCTTGATTTAGTCTGGAAACATTCTCTATTATCTCATAATGATATAAAACAACCTATATTAGATTGTATAGATCGTTATGAGCAAAGAGGAGAGTGTCCTGATCCAGTAACTAAGACTGATTATTATGATGAAACCATTCATCAAATACCTGAATATATGAAAATATTTCTTGAGAATAATGGTGCTAATTTATTAAGAGAAAGTATTTGCAACAAATATTGGGCTAGTAGTTTTTCAATTACAGGATCTTGGTTTCAGCAATATCATAATAATGATTTTCATGGATGGCATATGCATAGTAATTCTAATATTTCTATGTCATATCTTTTAGAATTGGATGATTCTACATATAGCACAGAATTTGTTGATATCGAAAGAAATCAAACTTTTCAACTAGATGTTTCTGAAGGAGATGTTATAATATTCCCATCGCATATAATGCATAGATCTCCTCTTATTAAAAGTGATAATAGAAAAACTACTATTGCTATTAATCTGAATCTTGGAGATGTTGATCTGAATAAGGTCAATCTAATAGATCCTATTTTAAATTATGAGTGACTTTATCTGGGTTGAAAAGTATCGCCCACAGACAATTGAAGAATGCATACTACCTGAAAATATTAAAAAGACTTTTCAGGATTTTTTGTCACAAGGTGAAATTCCTAATATGCTTCTTTCTGGTCCTCCAGGTATTGGAAAGACCACAGTGGCTAAATGTTTATGTAATCAATTAGGAGCAGATTACTATGTCATTAACGGATCCGATGAAGGTAGGTTTCTCGATACTGTCAGGAATAATGCCAAAAACTTCGCTTCGACAGTCTCTCTTACGAGCGAGTCAAAGCACAAAGTCATCATCATTGATGAAGCAGACAATACCACTCCCGACGTACAGCTCCTCCTTAGAGCGTCTATTGAGGAATTCCAAAGAAACTGTAGATTCATATTCACCTGCAACTATAAGAATAAAATCATCGAACCACTCCATAGTCGGTGTGCTGTCGTTGAGTTTTCTGTAAATGGAAAACAAAAGCAAGGAATTGCAGCAAAGTTTTTCACTAGAATTAACTACATACTGGAGCAAGAACGGGTTGAAGCTGATAAAAAAGTACTTGCCGAACTTATCAACAAACACTTTCCCGATTGGCGTAGGGTTCTCAATGAGTGTCAAAGATACTCGGTGGGAGGTAAGATAGATAGTGGAATACTTGCTCACTTTAGTGATGTAAAGATTAATGATCTCACAAAAAACCTCAAGGCAAAGAACTTTTCGGAAGTACGTAAATGGTGTGTCAATAACTTGGATAATGATCCTGCTGTATTACTACGTCGCCTTTACGATAGTCTTTACGAATCCCTTGTCCCTGCCTCTATTCCTGCTGCCGTTCTTGTTATTGCGAAGTACCAGTATCAAATAGCATTTGTAGCAGATCAAGAGATAAATATGCTTGCGTGTCTTACCGAAATAATGGTAGAGTGTGAGTTTAAATGAAGAAAACTAATCTTGAAGAAAAAATCAAAATCGCTGAACAACGTATCGTTGAATTGAACATTTTAATTACACAATGGAGAAAACAAAATGATGAACAAAGAAAAAGTAAGGAATCAAGTTAAGAGTAGATTTTATTATCTGTTCTGGGGTATAGCAACAGTATCAGTTGTATTGGGACAATTATACGTTGCCACAGGATATAGAGTCTTTGCTCAATCATTGAATAGAATCTTTGATACTATTGAAGTTCAGGTTACTGATGATTATGAAAGATATTATTAAAAAATTACAAAATCCCAAAACAGAGGAGTATGAATATCTTAAAGAAATAGTATTATCTCAGGATTTTACATGGAGATATAATTTAACTACAGATCCAGATGACAATCCTAGTGAATCAAGATTTTCAGCTAATCCTGGATATCAACATTGTATAGTTGCAAGTGCAGATGTTAATCCAGAATTTTTAGTTCCGAGAATAGAATCTCAATATGCAGAACTTGTATTTGCTGTTATTAGACAGATTTTGGATTATAATCGTATTGGTTATACACAAATTCATAGATGTGTTATTAATCAAATTCATTATTGGGATGGTAAACCAAGTCCACCCCATTTAGATCATCATACGTTTTATCATAAAAATTGTTTGATATATTTAAATTCTTTTGATGATGGGAATCTTGATATTTGTGATAATGATACTGAAGATTGTCAAGTTATAGAAACCCATAAACCATATGAAGATGATATTATAACATTTGATGGTTATAATCATTCTGTTAATCAACCAGCACCAAAACAAAGAAGAGTAGTTATTGTGTTTACTTATTCATGAGACCAGAAACTAGAGAAGCAATGGAAATGTTGTTTTCTGCTAAATGGAACTTGCCAACAGCAGCAAAACATTGTAGACTAACACAAAAGGAAATGAAGATTACTTTTAATGAGTATTGTAATTTTCATCAACCCACCTATACAAAGTTTGAAACTGAACTTCAATTAGAATTAAATTATGAGCAAAAAGGGACTAAAAACCCCACTTAGATATCCTGGTGGTAAATCTCGTGCCTGTACTAAGATGGGACAGTTCTTCCCAGAACTTAGGGAGTATGTAGAGTTTCGTGAACCATTTTTAGGTGGTGGAAGTGTTGCGATACACGTTAGTAAGTTATATCCACATCTAAAGATTACTGTTAATGATCTTTATGAACCTCTAATTAATTTCTGGATGAATCTCCAGATGTTTGGTGATGAATTATCTACTAATCTAAAGAACCTTAAAATTGCTCATCCTAATCAAGATTCTGCAAGATGTTTATTTGCAGAGATGAAAGATGTTATTAACGATAGCACACAGAATAATCTTGATAGGGCAGTTGCTTTTTATGTTGTAAATAAGTGCAGTTTCTCAGGTCTTACTGAATCATCTTCTTTCTCAGCACAAGCAAGTGATTCTAACTTCTCTTTGAGGGGTATTGAGAAACTACCAGAGTATTCTGAGATTATCTCACACTGGCATATCAATTCATATTCTTATGAATATTGTTTCAGAACAGATATTCATGAGGGGTTGTTTATGTATCTAGATCCTCCATATGATATAAAGGATAACCTTTATGGAAAGAGTGGAGCGATGCATAAAAGTTTTGATCATGACAAATTTGCTGCTGATTGTGACGAGCATAACAACATTAATATGCTAATTAGTTACAACTCTGATCAGTTGGTTAAAGATAGATTTAAAAACTGGAGTGCTAGTGAGTTTAAATTAACTTACACTATGCGTTCAGTTGGAGAATATATGAGAGATCAACAAGAAAGAAAAGAGTTATTATTATTCAATTATAAATTAGGAGGAGTTTTAGATGGATGAGGAACATTACCATATAAATGATCTGTATGAAGATATGGATCGCCTTAACGCTTTATATGAAGAACTAATGTGGCCTAACGATGCTCCACTTGACTTCTCTGCCGATTACGAAAACAATCGTATTATTATCTCACTAAAAGAATGATTTTTCTATCAAAACCATCAGTCTATCACTTATCAGGAACATGGGAGAAACAACCTATGATCCAGCATTTAAACCTTACCCCAGATCAGGGATTTATTTTATTCTTTGGTTTACTTCTTTTTGGTTTAGTAGGATGGGGATTATATCTTACCGTAGGAGGAGGTAAGAAAGAATTAAGAGATCCTATTGATGAACATGCCAAGATGCACGAATTGGGAATTGCTCACGGTCACGGTGGAAATAAGGAGGCATATGAGATGTCTGGAAAGTTAAAGCATAATCACGACGATGAGTCTTAAGGATTATATTGGTCCTGATACTCCCAAGAAAGATTGGAATGATGAGAAGTGGTTACAATACGCTCATGTAATGGTTCATTCTCCTTGGATAGATGATGCTGAAAGAGAATATTGGAGAGACAAAATTAAAGATCTTACAAAATGATTGAAGTATATGATAATTTCTTTGGTGATCATATTCATAAAGAAATTTTTAATAAATTATATCACTCTCATAATTGGCATATTTCAGGAGGTGATTCTAATAAACCTGAAATATTTTGGCATATTGAAGATCTTCAAGATGATGAATATTATAGTGATTATCTCTTTCAGATTATTAAAGATCGTCTAGGAGGATCGTATAGGTATGAAAGGATATATGCAAATGGTCAAACTGCAGGGCAATGTGGAACTTCACATGTAGATGATGGTGATTTAACATTTTTATATTATCCAGCACCTAGATGGGAACTTAGTTGGCAGGGTCATTTGATATTTGCTGGAGAAGAACGTATCATAGAATATAAACCAAATAGAGCAGTTTTGTTTGATGCTAAATTGCCACATTATGCAGATGCACCTTCTAGATTTTTTGGCAATCTTAGAATTTCATTAGCATATAAACTATGGAAAAAGTAATTCTTCTTTCTTTATTATTTCTTGATGAATTTGTCAAAAGAACTATAATGGGTGTATACTATACATGGCAGAAGTATGACTATTGGAGTCATAATAGAAGAGTAGCAAGAGATGCTAGAGAAGCAGAATTGAATCCTCCTGTATTGCCTAAATGAAAAAATTGTGGAGAGTGTGGAAGTATGCACTGGGTAGTTTCTCTGATGAAAAGACTAGACGATATGACAATTACATTGTTCTGGTACGTTCTATTATTTTCTTTTCTTATCTCATTACTAATTGTTTTATTATTGCAGGGGTGATCCGACATTGGAATTAAAAGACTGGTTAAATTCGATCAATCAAACAAAAAAGAATTTGATTGATGAAGATCCTTCATTAGAAAAGGAGTATAATCCTTATATAATTAACCGCATTTATTCAGGACATCTTGATTCTGTGATGTTTGCGAATGAAATGAATAAGTATTCATTCTTATCTAAGAAGATTCAATATGATTTTTATCTAAATAGTTTACGATCTAAGAAGAGATTCTCTCCTTGGCTCAGAAA